AACGATCATGTTGATCACAAAGCGTTGTTAATTGAAGTAGGGTTGCACCCCAAAATTCCCGTTCGGTCATGTAAAACATCACACGGCCGATGTAATACCACCCTGCCCAATCAAACCCGTTTGTGTCCTGCATTAGTCCTTTTTTTTAGCTTCTGCCAATGCCTCTTTTGCACTCTCTGGTATTTCTTCTTGTATTTCCATTTGTCCGTTTTTTCCACTTCCAAATGCACGTGTAAATGCTTCATTGATCATACCCACTGTTTGTTGAATGGTTTGTAAATCAAAGTGTGCACCCACATAATTTTCTGTCAAATGATGCTTTTCGTTTAGTTCCTTTTCATCAATTAAACCTGCATAAATAAGGTGTCGGATGTTTTTTAAATTGATTGTTTTAAACTGCTTTTCGATGTTTTCAATTGCCCCATATCGTTCTTCAAGTTCCACCAATGAATTGAAACTATACTTAAACGAATAAGTATTACCGTCAAGAAGTGTGATATGGTCATTCCCTTTTAATTGTTTACCTTTCATTTTAACTGCCCCCTTATTGGTTAATAAATTTAACTACTTTTTCAAGAAAAGGTAAAACCCCCTACCCAAAACGTGAATAAGGGGTTATGCCCATACTTACTGTAAATCTTCAACCGTTGTTGGTTGTGCTGAATCAAGTGACATGATCGTACGCATTACACCGTCATGTGCACGTGCAATTGCAGTACCTTTCCCACTTGCAACGGCAAAATCTTTATTTACCATGGAAAATTCGATACCTTCAACGGTGCATTTGTGCAATACAACTTTAAAATCTTCTCCGTTTTTTGTGGAACGTGCAACAAGTCCGAAATATGGGAAGTTTGCATCTCCTGTTTTGTTTTGGTAGGATTGTCCGATTTTAACGGGTGTTGCATCTGTGCTCATGATATCTGCAAGTGTTCCACCTTCTAATGCTTGTAGTGTTGCAAGATCAATGAGTGCATTTTTAAAACTAAATTCAAACCCTTGCATTACTGCTTCTTGTGCAAGAATGCTATCGTCACCTTCTAATGTAAAGGATTCCGATTTAACGGATAACGTAAATTCTTGTGCACCAAATACTTGTTGAATTGCACCATACGTGTGTCCTGTGTCTGTGTCTGTGGAAAGTGGTGCGATGTGTACCGATTTTAAACCAAATACTTTTTTACCTGCCATAATAAAATACCCCCTTATAATGTTTGGATCTATATTTTACTTATTTTCACATCAAACTTAAAACGAAAAATGCTTACCATTCCACTTGATGTTTGTTTTTTATCTTCCAATTGACTTGATACATCGTTAATGGAAACATCGTATTTATCGTTTAAAGTATATAATGCGTCTTTCAAGGCATCCCTGGTATTGGTGTCATATCCATTTGTAAATAAATGAATCATATGGTATGTGTCCAATCCCTGTTCTGTGTCATCATATGCCATGTGTGCTTTGGTGTTAAGTGGAATGTATAAGATGTATGGAAACACATCATTGGTTTCATCCACTTCAAAGGTATATGTCGTGCATACTCCTTTTAATAGTTCATACAATTCTTGTTCCAACGGCATCTATACAACCCCCTTTACTGCTTTTTTCACCAAATCCACAACAATGTCTTCATACATATGAAAGGACGGTGCCATATATGGATGTGGTCTTGTGCCATACTTGCGTATTGCCTTCCATACATAATACGCTTGTTCTTGTGTCATTCCTCTACGTTTCCCCCATTCAAGGATTGCATCCAAAGGGGGCGTGTGTGGTTTGCTTCCGTACTCCACTGCCTTTGCATATTCTGCTTGTGCAACAACACGGTAAATGATTTTATCCCCACTTGATTCTTCAAATACTTCAATTGAATTTGCAAGATTTGATAAATCGGATGGTGCTTGTTTCACTGCTTCTGCTTTGATCAAAATTGCACCTGTGTGTACTGCTTTATCAACTTCCCTTTTTAGGTCTTCAAAAAGCGTTTTAACATTCACCTTGCTGGTGACAGTCACCTTAATTGTCGGCACGGTGCAACCACTCCAATACTAAAGCAAAGATACGTGGATATCTTGCAACTTGATTGATTCGGTATACATTCCCTTTTGCATCTTTTAAAAAGGATCCGGGTACAACTTCCACATGTGTGTATGTACGGTGCGTTGTATGCACAATGAATCCAAAGTCCTTAAGTGCACTTGCATCCGAATACGGCATGATGTAGTCCGTTCCGATCGTTTTAATAGATGTAAATGTTTCTTGTGGTATACCCATTGCGTTCTGTGACGTTATCTTTTGCATGATTTCAACACGTTCTTTGTTCATATAAACTTCACCTTTGTGTATCTTCCCAAACCCTTTTTCATATCAAGTGGTATGTCATTAGAAAATGCCGTTGATGTACCTACACTTTCTGATACTTTCCCTGCACTGTTTGCATTGCTGGTGTCTACATTCATACGTCTACATACCAAATAATCCATACAATCGTCAATAAAGAAATCTTGTACATCAAAGATTGTTTGGTTGTTGGTGTATGAAATCAACCATGCCTTTGCCCTCTCAATTTCACGTGCAATAAGTGTATCCTTTGAAACATCACTTGAATCAATGCCAAGGGTTGTTTTAATGTCTTCTACCGTTACCATTAAACATTCCCCCTTATGCTTTTTTTCGTGGTTTCTTCTCCTGTGTAGGTTCCACCACTGGTTCTTTTTCAACCTTTTCTACCACTACAAAATCCTTGTTTGCTTTTAACACACGTTGATGTTCTGTATCGGTGATTGTAAACACAACACCGGTTACGATGTTTTTAAATTCCATTTGGTTTTATCTCCCCTTCCTTAAAAAAGGAAAGGGATCTGATAAAATCCCTTTCCGTGCTATTTATTAAAGTTTGTACGACAATACTGCAAGTGCTGACGGTTGAACAACTTTTGCACCGTAAACCATAAGACCTTTAACGGCATCTGAGAAAGATCCTTCAGGACGGTATGCTTCGATTTTAATCAACTGTTCTGCATATGTAATAGCAGACGGATGACCTGCAAGAATTTTGGTATTAGCGTTTGCACCTGTTACGTTTGGTACGTTGTTGGATTCAAATACGTCAAATCCAAGGATACGTCCAATAGATCCATTTTCAATTACGCCTTGACCAAGTTGCATATTGGAAACAAAACGGGAATCAGATACCAAGAAACCAAGGAAATCAGTATCAAGGATGATCCAACGGCCAACTTTCGATACGTTTGCTTTGTCCAATTTCTTTTTAAGTTCTAATACTTGTGCATATGCTTGATCTGCATTTGTAATTTGAACCGGTGTTGCATCATCACCAACAAGATTGGATGCAGATGCACCTGTGTACAATCCTGCGATGAATTTATCTGTTACTTCGGAAAGTGCATAAGATGCACGTGCCATTGCTTTGTCAACAAGAGTTACATTTGCTTGTACGGCATCAACATCATCAACGGCAAAGTTGAAGTATTTTTGTTGATCAATTACAAGAATTGTTTGGTTGGAATCAAGTTCCTGTGGTGTTCCAACTCCTGCAGTTTTGTCATAGTTGCCAATGGTGATATCACCCATTGTGTTGATTTTTACAGACGTACCACCATTTTTGATTTCACCTTCGTAATCACGGTTTACGATTGCAGGATTTGCAAATACGTGTTGTTTGTCCAAGTTTGCTTGTAGACGTGCACTCCATAATACGGGTTTAAAATTTTCAGTTGCCATTAAATAACCACTCCTTTTAGTTTAAATGTGTAATTGTTTATATACTATTTCTTACTTACTTCCTAACACCTTTGAAATAACTGCCCAATTTTTGTTGATTTCGTCCGGTGTCATCTTTTCGATTTGTTCCATAGTGAATGTTGCAGGTGTACCGTTTTGTGCACCTGGATCTCTTCCACCTTGTGCAAAACGTCTTTCAATTTCTTCTTGTACTGCCTTTTTGTACTCTTCTTCAAACTTGCCGATGTTGCTTAATGTGCTTTCTTCATCACCCCCTAAAAGGATTTCGCTTAAGGATATTGGAAGTTTCTTTTCATTCAACACCCCCACTGCCTTGTTGCGTAACTTCTCTTTTACTGCTTCTTGCTTTTGTGCTTCCAACTCTTTTAAGAGCGTATCAACTTTCATTTCTGCTTCTGATTTGGTTGGGTTGCGTTTGATCACTTCTTGTTCAACCAATTTTTCAAGGTTGTTGGTCTTCCATGTTTCAAGACCCTTATTAAAGTACGAATCCCGTTGCGATTGATACCATTTCTTTGCATCTTCGTTTTCATTCAAGTATTTTTCAATGCTTGTAACGTCCAACGGTTTTTCAACTTCTTTTGTGAATCCTTGTAAATATGCTTGTACTTCCTCACTTGTATCTTTGTTGCTTTCAATAAATGATTTTACTTGTTCAAAATCCATAATTATCTGCCCCTTTCGTGCCCTTTATGTTGTTTATCACCCCATAAAGTGCATCTATTTAAAATTTGGTGAATCTATTTTGAATTGTATAACCTGTTTTCTACCCATGAATCATATGTATCATAGGGTATGGTTTTGGATTCACGTGCATGGTAATCCCAAGACGTGCGTTTTTCTTCCACTTGTGAATAATCAAACCCCACGACACGTTCAACAATCTTGCACCTGCAATTAATATCAAGTTCCGGTCTTCCAAACTTGTTAGGTGCCATTGCCTTGTGTCCGTCCACCACAAATGGTTTATCAATATCCACCACTTGCCCGTCCAATTTTGCATGTGATTTTCTTGTGCGATCATCAAGAGATGCCACCCACATTTTTTGCAGTTGCAACCCCTTCTTTTCTGCATGTTGCATAGATTGTAAACGGCCATCATTTTGTACCCTGTGTGCTTCGGTTCTCACAACCGTAATTGCTTTGGTTGCGTTGCCGTCCAATGTATCTTTGATTCGTTTACTCATTTTTGTATACCCTTCGCCTTGCACAAGTCCTTGTGTGATCTGACTTTTAATTTGTGCAACGATATCGGCACGATGCCTTTCAAGTCGTGTGGATAATTTCATACCACTGATCGGATTTTCAATACTTGCATGAATCACTTTTTTATCAAGAGGAATGTATGCAAGTTTTTGTTGTGCAATTCTCTCTAACACAAATCCTGTGTAATAGTAACTTTCGGAAAATGCATCATGCAACAACTTTGAAAGGGTATCGTTATTATCCAACATGTACTTTTTGCACAAGTCCATAATGTATAATTCCAATGCTTTCATACGATCATATTTTTGCATTTCACTATAGGTTAAACTATCAACACCCAATTTGTCGTACAACCCTTGTAAATATGCCCTTAAATCTTTCAATAAAAGGGCATAATTTTGTAGGTGTGCTTGTTCTGCTGTCTTTATCTTTGCAGACATAATTGCTTCCAAGTCTTCGTACGGGTTACTTTGTGCCATTTACTCCACCACCCACAATTGGTGTTTGGTTTGGATCCGTTTGATTTGGTAGTTGTACATTGTCCAAATTAACATTGTCCATTGCTTCATCTTGCATGGTTTCAATCTCGTAATCTGCATCATCCACAATACGAGAGAGTGCAAGACGGGTTTTGTCACTGACCAATCCTTTTAATTTTTGTTGTACATCTGCTTCATAGGAAAGGTCAATTGGAATGTTACGTTTGAATGTAAAGAATACATCCAAGTAATCAAGATTCAATCCAAGGATCTCCCAATTGGAACATACAACCTTCATCAAATTCTTTAATGCATTTTCCATTTCTACTTCTTTATTGATGCAATCATTTTCTAAACTTAACAATTTCCATTTTCGTGATTCTCCACTTTCTGTACCACCGGAAAAACGTTCATCCGACATGTCTACACGATTTGAAAACTTATAAATGTTTTCGTTTAGTGTATTCTTTTGATTCTCAATTGCCGTGTCGTTGATTTGCTTTGTTAAAAAGGTTACGTCTGCATCTGCTGGTATTGCCATTGCACCACTTTGTCGTACTGCATCCAACAATTCTTGATCCACTGTAATGTTTCCCTTAAATACCATGTACGCATTACGGAACGATTCAATTTCGTTTTGTGCATCCGATAACAAACGATCATATGCATCAATATCCTTTGCAACCTTTTCAAAATCTCCAATACGTTCTTCATTGTTTGGTACTTCAATGAGTGGAATGTATTTAAAGAAGTGTTTTTTAACTCCGATTCCCAATTTTGGATCCACAACATTTACATCCGGGAAGAATGTACCGTTATCATCTGTAACCCAAAACATAATCTTTTCATTGTCGTACCATTCAACACGTGTTCTTTCAATGATGTTGCCGTTTAAATCAACATCCTTTTCCGTGTAATATCTCATTGCCACCATAATTTCCATGGTTTCTTGATTGTAAATAAAGATACATTCCCATGGATTTATGTTTGTAAACTTTGTTTTCCCTTCACGATCTAAATATGCAAGAAATGCACCATATCCACATGCACCTGCCATTTTACCTGCTTGTTTAATCATCTTTTTGGCATGTGAACGTAAGAAAAAGTCTTGTACCTGTTCGTTGTTTTTTGCATATTCCAAATCAGTGTATTTGGTGTTGTCCACTTGTGCCGTTACTGGAATACCATACATGTATGCAACGGGTTGGTCAATGATCACACCACGGTAATCATTTGCCAATTTGTTGTTGATTTTGTCCGGGTTTGATGTGGTACGTTTTGTAATGTCCACATCCCCTTTGTATTCGTTATACATTTTGATCATCTTGTTGCGTTTTGGTGAATGTTCCACAATCAATGCTTTAATGATTGTATCGTTCACACTCTTCATTGCAATTTTACCCAATGATTGCATCAATTGTTCACGTGATAACTCATCATTGATACTGTATAAAATTTGTTCGTTTATGCCTTGCAAAAATGCATTGTTTAAATTCAACATGTCTTTCAATCACCCCTTTTAAATTCGCATAACTGCCTTAACGGTTCCTACCTTATCCATAATTTCAACAAGACCCGTTAATGCATCTGCACCGTCATCATGTGGATTTGCTTTTTCATCTTTTTGAAAGTCCGTTATGTGTGCATAAAACTCTTTGTATTTGCCCTTCCAATTGACGGGAAATAAAACGTGTTCTTGTATCACGGATGCATGTGATATGATCCGTGCATGTTTGTTTTTGCTTTGGTGTAATTTTTGTATGGATACCTTTTTGTTTTGGTATTCTTCTTTAATAATCCGTTCAATGTTTCGTGCAATAACTCCCCCTGCACTGTTACTCTCTATCGTGCATTTAACCGGCATATCGTATTGTTTTTGGATCTCTATCAACTTTCGTGCCGTTTCTTTTTCTGTAATGGTTGAATCATCTTTGGTAAAGTAGATGTCCAATATGTATAAATCCTTTTGTTTGGTTCTACCCCCAACCACCATTGCCCAATAATCACTGCCTGTATCTGCCGTATCGACATATGCCAATATCTCTTCAAATTCCACCAATTTTTCATATGTTAATATCTGTTTATATAATCTACCTTCCATGCTTACGGGTTCTTGCAAATAGTTCGCTTTAAATATTGCCGTATCCACATTGCGTTCCAACTCTTTGTATTTACTTGCTGGTAATAGTTCTTCGCACAAATACGTATTTGTTTGTTCGTCATATGCTTTCATTACAAACACATACCATTCTTGTGCTTCTACTTCATCTGATAAGATACGTCCGCACATATCCCCTTTACTCCAACGTGTCATATTGATGATTTGCATCAATGCCCTTGAATCTTCGTTGGATCCTTCCACACGGGAAAGTGTGGTGCCTGTGTACCATTCCCATATATCTTGTAGACGGTTTTCGTTAAATGCTTCATATGCATCCTTTACTGGATCATCAATAATAAAGATGTTACCACCTGTACCCGTCAACGTTCCCCCGATGCTTGTTGCCGTGAAACTGTTAAATTGATTCTCAATTGAAAATTCCATAACTGATGCATTACCGTCTTGTATAGATGTGTTTGGAAAGATGTCATGGTAATCAATTTCATGTGGTAATCCTTTACTGGTAATCAACCCATTGCGTACATTTCGTGAAAACTTGGTAACGATTCGTTGATTGTAGGAACATGCAATGATACGGTTACTTGCATCGATTCCATAACACCATATGCAAAACATTTGTAGCGTTCTTGATTTGCCCAAACGAGGTGGCATATTGATCATCAATTTGGTGTATGGTTTGCCTGTTTTTTCGTTGATTACTTTCTTTTCATACATATCTTGCAACAACTTACAAAACACCTTTAAATGTGGACGTGATTCTTTGTAAAAGTCCGGTGCAATCGTCTTGCAAAACTCCCAAAAACTTGCACGTGCTTTGCGTATTTGTACTTCACGCAACAACTTGTATTGCTTTTCCAAAAGCTCACGTTTATTTGCCATTTTCCTCACCCAATGATTGCAGTGCTTTTAATTCCTTCTCGAGTTCATCATCTGTAAGGTGTGAAACGGAAACGGATATGTCCATGGATCCACTGTGTTCAATTTGTTGCTTCTCTCTCCACATTTCCGGTTTTCGATTCTTCAACCAAAAGATAATTGCCGTGTCACTTGCTGGTACAAATCGTTCCTCTTGCACGGTTACAATGGTACCGTCACGCAATACCTTTTCTTTTCGTTCAATGATCATTTGCCCGTGACATTTTCCCCATAATTCTTGTTCTACTTCCATATCTGCAATTTGCTTTCCTTCTTTTAAAGCGTCCGAAAATTCCGGATGTTTATTTTGCCATTCATAAAACGTACTTTTACCAATGCCAAGAAGTTTTGCAATTTCTGTATCAATCAATCCTTGCTTTGACCACTCTTTTACTTGTGGATTCATTGCAGGATCATACAATGATTTTCTTCCTACTGTTTTTGTTGCTTCTTCTTTTTTAACTACTTTTTTCTTTTCTTTCGGATCCTTCTTATCTTTCATTTCCGTTTCACTCCTTTCTTATCAAAAGGTAAAAGTGCAAATGAAAGATATCTTCAATCATCTGCACTTTGTTATATTTACTTATACTTGTATTCAAAATCACTTCGGTCAACCAATATTTCGTGTTTTTGTTGCTTTTTGCGTTGCTTAAATTCCTTCACACGCATCTTGTCCAATTCTTTTTCCCACTCATTTTTCTCTTTCCACTTCTTTTTGTTCATCTGCTTAATAACTTCCTTTGCTTCCAAAAAAGTTTCATCTACTTTAATACGTTCCTGGATTTGCATTTTTTGTACCCCACCTTTTTAATTTTTTTCAAGTTGTTTTTGGATCGCTGCAATTGCATTGTCTGCCCGTTCTTTTTTTAGCTTTAAAATCATTAAAAAGTCTTCTTTGTTGTATTTAACGATTTGCCCGTAATGGTTATATTCTAAATGTTCCCCTTGTACTGCTTCTGTTTCTTTTATCTTTCCGTCTAAATATACCGATTCGTTCTGTGCAATTTCAAGTGCCTTTCGTAAAAATCGTATGTTCATTTAAACACCTCGAAATCCCCATACGCATAAAACGTTTCAATCAAATCATCAATGGTAGCGTATAAGAAACTTTCACGATCGGAATATGTAGCAAACAAATACAGATGTAAAAAGTCTGTATCTGTCATTTCTGAAATATCATGAAGTGTTGCAAAGGAAATGTTTAGTGTTTGGATATCTGTTAAAAGATGAATGTTTTTTGGTGTGAAATGAAACACGATTGCAAACTTCTTCAATTGCTTTACCATGTGCATACTTTCTTGTTCGTTTCTTTTTTGTTCTTTCTTTCTTTTTAACCAATTCATCATGTTAGTTTCCCCCTTTTATATTTCCACGTTTAGCAGTAACAATAACCGTGTATTTGGATCCTCATGTAATTCCCCAAGTATTTGTTGTTCGTTTTCTTTCATATACTCTTTTGCAGGTTCAAACGTATTCCAAAATCCAATTGCATCTTCATATTCCCAAGAATCCATTGCATAATCTTCAATGTATGGATAATATTCAATGATTTCGTTTTCGTTTTCATCCAACCAATACGGTTCTTTATAGTGAAAAATTTGTTGATGCAACACATAAAAATCATATCCAAAATCCTTGTACAATTTAAATGCAAAACAATGTGCCGTATAGTTTTTATGATACCTGGATGTGACCAATTGCACATCATAGGTTAAACGGTTCATGTAATCACCCCTTTTATGAATCCAACCGTACAATGTTTGTGATCATAATGGTTTTGTATCCGTTCTTTTCTTTTAATTCTGCTTCCAAATGGAAGATATCAACCCGTGTAAATTTTCCTGTACTTGATTTGGTAAATACTCTTCCATTGTTTAGAATCGGAAATGTTTTACCTTCTCTTGTTATATCTTGTGTGTATTCATAAACAACCAAATATTCTACCACCCGTATTTTCCCCCTTCATCTGCAAATCGTCTTTCCATTTTACGTTCCATAAGCACTTGTGCATTTAACGACATTTCAAACAACAATTGCAAATTATCAAGTGCCAATTCAATACGTGTTTGCAATTCTTCAATGTGGTCTTCTTCATCTTCAAATTGATCTTCAAATATTTCCAATTCATTATGCAATTGATCCAAATGGTATTTTTGTTTTTCCATTGCTTCTTCCAATGCATCAATCATATTGCCAAGTTGTCCAAAGTTCATTTATATCTCCCCCAATACTTGTTTAATGGTTGCATCCAACTTGCTTTTAAATACCTCTATCATAGCACGTTTAAATTCTTCAATGGTATCTTGATCATGTGCCAATTCAATTTCTTCAATTAAAATATCCACTGTAAAACTTTTGTACAATTTCTGTTGTTCAATTATCTTTTCATATAATAGATCCATTTCTTCAAAATCAAATACATCATGTTCCATGTTATTTGCCCCCCTTTAAAAGCTCTTGTGCAATTGCGTGATATGTTTCATCTATTTCAAAACCAATATAATTTCTTTTTAGTTCTTTTGCCACCACACACGTTGTTCCACTTCCTGCAAAAGGATCTAACACCAATTCATCTTCCTTTGTAAAACAAGTCAATAAATCTTTTGCCAATTGGTTTGGGAATGTTGCCGGATGCTTCAATTTAACTTTGTTGTGTTCACTTTTGCTTGAATCAATTGACCATATAGTGCCCCTACATTTAAAGTTTGGTTGTTCCATTCCACTTGTGTTTCTTTTTATACTCCCATCATTTTTTCTTGTTGTTCCTACTAACTTTTTTCCAACGTGTATTGCTTGAATTTTCAATGGTTCTTTGTCAAAATGTTTAGGTTTGTTTCCTTTCAAAAATAAAAATACGTATTCATGATCCACACGGAAACGTTTATTCCACCACGCACCCGGTCTACCATGACGTTGCCAAATAACTGTTTCAAATAATCTAAATCCGATTTCATCACACATAGATACGCACGTGCGAAAACTTGTTAAACTTTTTGCGAAATCTTTTGTTTGATCTTGAATTACCATTGCCATTATTCCACCGTCTTTTAATGTCCTAAAACACTCTTTTCCAACCTCCAATATGCTTGTACTGCTTTCATATGTACGTAATTGATCATACGGTGGTGATGTTACAATAAAATCAATAGAATTATCCTTAACCAATTCCAAACCTTTTAAACAATCCATCAAATGCACTTCATTTTTGTGTATCATAAAATCCCCCTTTTAAATTGGTAAAACGGGAATGTGTTTATTCCCGTTATAGATACTTTTCATCTTCAAACCCGCCATTTAACCACTTTGCAATTTTCTTTGAAATCTTGTTACGTCTTGAAATAATCGTTTCTTTTGGTGCTTTGTAATGTGTTGCCAAATCATCTACACTGTACCCTTTTTGCCACATTTGCAGAAGTTCCAATTGTTCCCCTGTTAATTGTATCTTTTTATGTATGTGTGGATCTTGCAAATCATCAATGGCCATTTCAACATCCCAACGTGCAATAACGGCATCATTGATTTGTGTTACATATTCAAGTTCCAACCAATTATTCAATGTCTTTTTGATGATTCCACTTGTAAACTCAAACTCATCGTACATGTCACATTCTCCCCCTTTTCTTGTCATTTGCTTTGCAAATTTTTTATGATCCTGTACAACTTTTCATTTTCTTTTTCAAGTTCTGCAATTGTTTCATTACGCTTGTCCAAGATTGCTTTTAACTCTTTGTTTTCATGTGAAAGTTTTGTTGCTTCATCTAATACGAGTTCGATAAATTGCCGGTTTTGTTCATTCATACACTTTGTACCTTTGCTTTTAAACATGTTTCAATTACAAATGCATCGGAAATGTATTTGTACATCGAATGCATTTCGTACGTTTCATATTGTTTATTTTCCGTGTTATATACCAACACTTCCAAGTAACCGTCTTTCATTTCTTTTGAAATTAGGATGTATTTATTGTTCATATGTATTTCCCCTTTCTACACATCAAGTTCCGAATTTACGACGATATTTAAACGATTTCGATATAAGATTTCTTCCAAGTTGATTGGAATTATGCCACTATCTGGTTTAATCACTTTCACAATCGTAAACCCATCAAACACTACATCAAAGGGTGCCAACAAACGGCCAAATTGTTTATCTACAATGCATGTTCCTGTTATACGAAAGTAATCATCCAATTGTTCGATTTGCTTGATCATAATACCTGTTGCATTTTCCAAGAACATTAAAGCACCCCCAATTCTTCAAACCCATTAAATACTTTCTTATTGATATTTTTCAGTAGGTGCGAAACCACCATGATCATGTCTGTATGATTTAAGTTTCCTTCTTGTAGTTTTGCATCAAGTGCAAGTGTGTCGATTTCAATTTCATATGATTCCATGCCGTATATGCCCCATGCATTGTAGAAATTGCCACGTTTTACAATACTGAATTGGTGTTTATCAAAGTTCATATTTATCATTTTAGTTTCCCCCTTTTAATAGTTCATGCCCATTACGTTTGCGATCCACAACACAAAGTAGCAGAACAAACGAATGCCATATACAAGTCCGAATCCAACAATTGTTGCACCTACACAAAATTTGAACGTATTGATCAAATATTTTTTAAATTGTTTATCCACGATCATTTCCCCCTTTGGAAAGTTGCGTATTATACGCAAAAACTGTAATTTGTCAAACTGAATTTTCCGACAAAAAAAATGTTTATTTTTGATTTTTATACATCTTGTAGATCAAGAAGAAAACAATTGCAGGTGTTTTATCTTGTTCCCATTTTTGGTTGCACTTCATACAACGGAATCGTGTCATGTTGTCATCTTTAAAGTATTCAACCAACTTGCCTTTATGGTTGCAATTGTAATGATGCAATTCGTATTGTTTCATGCTATTTGCCACCTTTCTATTTTAACTACTTTCTTTGCTTATTTCTACTATCGACCATTTTCAAAATAACTTTAGTGATTTCTTACACTTTTTTGCTTTTTTTCTTTGGTTTCTTTTTTCTCTCTACTTCTTGTAAAAACTTGTCCTTCACATATGTAATTGCCACACCGATTGCATCGGTTTCATCATATGTTTCATCTTTCCCTTTTTTAAACTTCAACGTGATATTTAACATCCCTTGTACTTTTTCTGCAATTTCATATTTTTCTGCATTTCCTTTTACGATCACCTTTTTTACGGTGGTGTTCGGATAATACTCATATGCCATACCTGCATTGTAAAGCATTTCAATTAAGGATCCATGTACCCTGTGCAAAACTGCCGATGCAGATGCATGACCGTTGTATACTTCCTCAATTGCAATATGGTCAACGTCATATGTATCAATTAACCATTTTACAGATGATCGCACAAAGTTAATACGGTATCCTAATATGTTGCTTTTTTCGTCTGTATTCTTGTCAATTTCAAAAATGCCACTTTGGTAATACGTGTATGCTTTTGTGTCTGTGTCATATTCAAGTAAACACCAACCCGTTTTGTAACTTGCAACATCTAAACCCAATATGATCTTTTTCATTTTTTCATCCCCTTTGTTTTATGTTTCATATATAGGTTTACGGCAAAAGTAGTTAAAACCTTTAATGTTTTTATTTTATTTCCATTAAATGAAAAAAACAAGAGCAAATGCCCTTGTTTATTCAAAAAAGTTGGTTTGGACGATACGGTTTTTTTGTTTCTCTTGAATCTCATCAACAAAATCGTATATTTCTTCTGCTACATGTACACCGTCTTCATATGGTTCACGTGTTTTTGCATCAATTTCAATTGCTTCTTGATAATCAAATTCACCAATGATTCCTTTTGAGGGAATACATAAAAGACGTGTTAAGGTATCAGCTTTCCCGTTTCGGTTTTTACGTAAGAAGACATTTAGAAATTCGGTTTCCGGTTCCACACCTTCTTCTTTTGGATCACGGAAAACAATCATCTCCAAAGACGTATCATTGACCAAGTTTTTTGCAAATCGTAATGATGCTTCCTTTGGATCCTTGTCTTTCCCTTTGCCTGGATTTGTGACTTGTGAAAGAAGTAAACATGCCATGTTCGGACAACGTTTAATTGCTTCGCATAATACTTTGGATGCATCATTAAATTCTTGCCCGTCTTCAAGTACCAAGTGTTGAAAGTAATCAATCACAAAAATATCAAAGTTACGTTTGGATGCCCGTATAATTTCACGTGCCATTTCTTTTGGTGTAAAGGAATGATCATTGATTTCAATATGTTCATGCACCTTTCGCATTACCCGTTTTGCCAATTCTTTTTTTGTTGCCACTTCATCTTCTTTGAAGAAGAACACTCTCCATGCTTCAATGTCCGAATCCGTTAATTTTGCCAAGAAGTTTTCCACAATCTTATCTTTGGTCATTTCCATGGTCTGAAAGTACACGTTATAGTCATATTTTAAAATCATGTTAATGATCATGTTTTCTGTAAGGGTTGTTTTGAAATTTCCACTTTCTCCTGCAAGAACGGTAAAGAATCCACGATACAATCCTTTCCCAATGTTTTCATCAATGATGTCATACCCCGTTTTGACGGGTGCCATGTGCCCTTTGTACACAAAATGTTCTTCAATGATTTCATTTACGGTGTAACTTCTTTTCTCGCTATTCTCAAACAACATAACGGCATCAAACATGTTTTGTTTGACCTTCTCCATTTCTTGCATACTGGTTGATTTGGTCAATTTGTCTTGCAGATCCGTTAAGGTGCTTTGCAACTCTCGTTTTGTTTTACGTTTTCTCATTTCATACATATACCGCATAAAATCGTGTGAATTTGCTTTTATGTATTCATCGTATAGTGCTTGTCCATTCGTGCCAAACTTGTCTGTAAATATGGACGGTGTGAGTTGTTTTAATCCTTCTTTGGAATAATGCAATGCCAATTCCCACACTGCTTTATTATGATCTGCGTACAATTCGGTTTTGCCAATACCACTGCCTTGTACTTCAATCAAAAGGTTTAAATCTTTTACAATCGTACCCATAAAAAGTGTTTCCAATTGCATTTCTCTTGCATCCACCACTTGTGCATCTTTTCGTTGTAAACCGTTTGTCATATTAAATTCCCCCTTTGTATAATTGGTTGAACAAAACCATGTGTGATACCTTTATATTTTAACTACTTTTTTATCATTTGCAAGATTTTCGGCATTTGTTTTTTGGAATAAGGGGATTATACCCCTTTATCCTAAAACAGTTTTTTTACGGCCTTTCCTGCTTCTTTTTGACGTAATTTTACGTCATCAAAGATGTATTCTTTCATGTTGTTTTGCTTAATTAAAACCGATCGCATACGTTCCATGTTTTCATACTTTTGCACCAAATCGGTTGTAATGTTGTTACTTGTTACAATCACCAATCCCTTAAATTCACGGATCATTTCAGAATATTCTTGTGCCAACATGCTTTGATGTTTTCCTGCAATTGCGATGTCTGCACCCATATCATCAATAATTAAAATTTTGGTTCTGCGTGATCGGATTTTTTCAAGAATGCGTTGTTTTTCTTCTTGCTTGTCTGCATCTTTAAAAGATAGCGTAAGATTTTTAAAACGTGTTGCCGATAAATAAAATCCGTCAATTTCTTTTATGTTTGCCCCCAACAGAATTGTACTTGCCATTTGCGATTTGCCACATTCAGTGTTGCCTGTGAAAAAGATTCGTGCTTCGTCATGTATCAATTCTTCAATGTTTTCCAAGATGTTTGTTAGAAGTTCCTTAAAATCAACCGTTTCTACATGGTCAAGCGGATTAACCCCTTTTTGTACTCCATGTTTTTGTATGTATCCAAACACATCATTCAAACGTGCAATGCGTACTTTTTCGGTTAATTGGTTTGGTACCTTCATCAATTTTTCTTCTGCTTCTGCATACCGCAAAAATCGTACTTTCAAATCGAATATTTTTTGACATTTGCAACGGTCTTTGAATTTACCGGTCACGGGGTTTTTGATCACCCCGTGAAAACATTCCGGATTGTTTACCGTGCATACCCATTGTTTTTGGTTCTCTTGCTTTTCCATTATAAATTCCCCCTTTTTAGTTTCCAAATAAGTTGTTCCAATTTGTCATGGATCCAACGGCCGGTGTTTTGGTTTGTGCTACCTGTGGTGCTTTTGGTTCTTCTTGTTTTTGTTCTACAATT